GGACCCACTGCAAGTACTAGTTCGCAGGCATCTTATTTTTCGTTTCGTACTAAGAAAGAACCTGATGGTAGTTTTGTTGATCTAGACGATTGTGATGAGAATAGAAGAGCGAATCTTGGTGTAATGCCGAGGGGTTTGCAAGATTATACTGCACGATTGCATGATAGAGTAGTACAAGACAATGATAATATGTTTAGTGGACTAGTTAAGATTCCAGACCCTCTTTCAGTAGAAGATGTAGAGGATGATGAATTGCGTGAGTTTTTGATGAGACATAAGGTCTTTGGAGATGCACATACTGGTTTTTACCGGTATACTAAGAATGATCTTGAGTTGTTAAAGAAATTTACACTCAAGAATGCTATTCTGGTTCAAACCCAAGGTACTTACGTTTCTGATGAATTTTATGAGTTTGCTCAAAATACGTGGTTTGGTGCTATGTCAGAACATTTGAGACAGGCTTGGTATGTGTTAACATATAATCGATTTCAGGCTGTGAGAAACCATTTCGTTGGAACTTTAAAGCGAATGACTGGATATAATTATCTCAAAGATGCTATGAGTTGGTATAAAGAGAAATTTTTGACAATAGCTGATAAAATTTCAAAGTTTCTGAAAGAGCATTTACCATTGAAATTTTTCTTATCTGCTCTGAAGTTTGCTGCTGTTGTTGGTGCCGTGGTTTTGTTGAGTTTTGGAGCATATAAGTTGCATAAGAAGCTTCATGAGAAACCTAAGGTGATTATGGTTGGTGATGTACCTAATATGTATCCAGTACTTGCCAGTAGGTATAAAGAACTACAGGGTGAAGAACAGATTGCATACTGTGTGGAAAGAAAAACCGAGTGGGAACAAGCTCTTCGAGATGGTAAAACTCAGGAAGTTTTAGATAACTTGTTAAATACCCCAGAAATGGGTCCTTCAGGTGATCAGAAGACTTCTCGAGCAAGAGCGAAAGTTGTTGTTAGAAACAAGCAAGAAATGAATGAGCCGGTCAGAAAGAAGAAAGATGTGGATTTAGATCAGATTAATGAGACACAATCATGTCCTGATCAAAATGCGATCGAATTAAGAGATCATAAAATTATTCCACATATGTGGACTTTGATTGCATTTCAAGAAGGATGTGAAAAACCTCGAACTATAGTAGCTTTGGCTGTTGACGGACAGAATTTGCTCTTACCATATCATTTTGTTGAAGGATTAGATCAAGGAACTCGAATTACTGCGAGCGGTGCGTCTGGAATTGCTATCGTTTTCTCACTTGATTGGTGGAAAACGAAGCGGTTTGGAAAAGCCGATGTTTGTATAATTCGAGATATTGCTAGGTTGCCTCCTGCTCCAATATTGTCAAAATACTTTATTAGAGATGAGGACTTACCTTGGTATAGATCTATGAATGGTGAGCTTATAATGAGAAATTATGATGCCAAACGTGGAGATAGCTTTGTTATTTATCCTAATCTGGACATAAGAGCTCTGGATTTGGTAGATAAACCAACTGAACATTTAGTTGGTAACGAAATTGTTAATGTTAGACAGGGCTGGTCACACGATGCTCCTACGAAGAAAGGAAATTGTGGCTCGTTATTGATGGTATATGGAGGAAAGTATTTGCGTAAGATGCTAGGGATTCATGTGTCAGGATATGCTGGTAACACTGGTGGTATTTGTACACTCGTTACTGAGGAGATGATACTTGAGAATTTGTCTGAAAATGCTTTTGATTTGAATGAAGAACAAAGGGGGACACTCCTTGTTGATGATCTGGATTCAAGCTTTATTCCTGCAGGATATAAAGTTTATGGCCATGTTCATCCAACAAATGCAGTGTTTTCTCCGGCAAAGACAGACATAAAACCAAGTGTCCTCCATGATTTAGTGCGAGAACATGTAACAGAACCATCGGTGTTGTCATCGAGAGATTCACGAGTGGATAGTAAGTTTTTAGGTAAAAGTCCGTTTTCTAATGCTCTGGGTAAGTATTGTGTTCGAACATTGCCGTTTTCTCCCAATTTAATTTGGTCAGTTGAAACTCATTTAGAGATGCTTCATGAGAAATTTGTGAAACCACTTCGAGAGGATATTGAGCACGTTAGTTTGGACATGGCAATCAATGGATTGGATATAGACCATTATGAGTGTCTTAACATGGAATCCTCCCCAGGATTTCCTTATGTTAAGGACAGGCGAAGTGGAGATAAAGGAAAGAAATTCCTATTTACTCAACTTCATAATGATGGCGAACGAACTAATTATAAAGCTAAACCTATGCTCGTAAATGATATAGTAAAG